TTACCGCCGTGAAAAGTCCGGCATTCGTGATTGTCTGTGCGCTTGCCGATGTCATCGTGGCGACGACCTGCAATTTCGCCGTCGATGTCGAACCCTGTTTCGACGTGGTTCCCTGAATGCGAGCCTCGGCCGCCTCGGTGAAAAGCGTCGTGTCCGCCTTGGCCGCCGTTCCCGCTCCCGTTCCCCAGCCGACGTACTCGATCTTCGTCTGGACGGTTTCGGTGAGCTTGTCAACGATGAATTCCTCGCCGACGTTCGTGAGCACAGTTGCCATCAGGCGCTCGCCTCCCTCGCCTCGGCGTCAGGGTCGGTATGACGCGGGGTGACTTTCACTTCGCCCTGCTCGTTCGCCCAGTCCGCCAAGTGCTCGTAACTGTGAAAATATCCGAACGTTCCTTCTCCGCTCTTCGTGCCGACGTAGAAGCGGTTGCGATCTCCGTCACTGTCGCCGTTCGCTGACGTGACATCGACCGCGAGTGCCGTGATGTTCCCGCTCTCGTCCGTCTCCGCACCGACAAGCGCTGCATCGACCGCGACAATTTCAGAGCGGGAGGGTGAGACGGTGACCCGCAGGTGCGTCGTCAGGAGATTTACCTCCTGGCCACACCCTGGGCAGGTAGCGGTCGTGACGAGATCGGAAATATTCTCGACCGCGCTCTCGTTCGCCATCAGTCCTCCTCTGTTACCTCGACGTTTCCGACTTCCACTTCTTCTCGGATGTAATACTTCGGCTTCCCGTGAATTTCACAGGTGAACGGGCCTTCCAGGGGATCCGCCGGACAGCCGCACTCGTACGTGCCCTGAAATCGCCCCACGACGACGCGCATCGTGGCCTTGAGCGGTATCCGGACGTTTTGTGCTCCTGGCGGCTCCTGCACATTGGCTCTCTGAGGCCATAGGAAGCCCCCTAAGCCCCTGAAACGGTCTAGGAGGGTTCCCATGTCTCTTGACGACTCGCAGGCCGTTAGAGGGGCGATGACCAGTCGCCCCTCCCCGGCGGCTACGTAGACGACGTTGCGAGTGTGACTTCCTCGACCGAGTTCGGAATGTCCAGGTACAGACCGCGACGAGTTCTCGCGACCTGCTGGCCTTCGATCAGCCGTGAAATATCCGCAGGGCCGATGTCGATCCTCAGGTCGTGGTGGACAAGCTCCTTCATGCGCAGACGCGGCATGATGAAATAACACTTGCCCGCCGTGACGCCCGGATAGACGTACGACTTGAGGCCGTTCGTGACGGTTGCGCCGTTGTAGTAGATGATCCCCTCGACCGGCACGCGCCGAAGCGGGTTTCCGCTTGCGTCGATGACGGGGGTGAGCAGAGCGTCCTCGATCTGAAAACGGTCTGCCTCGTTCGCGAGGATCCAGGACGGAACGCGCTGCGGCAGAGCGACTGCCGCGTGGCGGTATGCCTGCTGAAAACCGACGAGCGTGTTTGCCTGAAGCGAGCCGTTGCCCGAGACGGCCGCCGTCTTGTTGCCCGCTGCGTACGTGAAGGCGATGATCGGGGACAGGTGGTTGTGGTTGAGCAGGTAGTTGTACGCCCTGCCGAACGCGCGGGAGTTCATGGAAATTTCGTAGGAGCGGTCGTACTCGATCATGTCCTCCGTCCACTCGAACCCGGCCGCGTAGGTCGAGATCGGAACGAACGAAGGCACTCCGGCCTTGGCGAGCGTGCCGAAGATGATTTCACCGGCTTCGAATTTCTCCAAGAAGACGACGTTGGCGTCGAAGACGACATCTCCGCCGATCTGCACGGATCCGCCGGGGAAGGGGCCGTTCACCCGCTCGTACAGCGGGGTATAGAGAATCGGAACCTCGGCCAGTCCCTGGTCGATGTCGATTCTCACCTTGTCGAGAAGATCCATCGCCCCGTCGGACGTGGTGATCATCTCCGACACCGGCTCCAACAGATCGATGGTGAGCGCGTCACGGAGAAATTCATCCGTGAGCCGCGACTCCATCTCCGTTGCCGAAACCATCCGCACCGTCGCAATTTCACCGACGACGCGGGTAGGCGTCCAACGCCGATGTTGAAGTTCCTGCGCCTCGCCGTTGGGCGTATATGCCCTTGTGCTCAGCGGCCCGAAACGACCGTCGTGGCCGATGAACATGCGCCCGGACTTCTTGTCGTGCCGGGTGATGTTTTCCATCGTCAGGGCGTCGGGGATCAGAACTGAACTTTCTTTCACTGGCGGTTTCCTCCTCTCTCACTAACCGATGTTGAGGACACGCACTGCCGCGTATCCGTTGGCGTCTTTCACTTCCTCGACCTTGCAGACCGGGGAACCCACGACCGCCGCAGCCAGGTCGGTATCGCCCCGCTTGAAGCCGGTACCGGCCGTCCAGTACAGAACGTCTCCGACAGCCGGTGAGAGCGCTGCGGGGAGCTTGACGTACCAGATCCGATCCGGGGCAATTTCCATGTCCATGTTGCGGAGGGTGTCGGAGGCACCGATGGTCTTGAGGGCGATCCCGTTCCAGGCGTTGATCCGGTAGAGATCGCCCTTCGTGATCGCCTGGGCAGCCGGTGCCGTGACGCCGCCCTGAGTAGCCCTACCGTCATGCTTGAGTTGGCCCATCTTTCAGTCCTTTCTTTTCAGCGCGGCTACACTGAAATTCGGCAGAGGGTTACGCATCGTCTGCTTCGAGCGCGGCGACGATCTCGTCCTTCGTGTTCGAGCTTGTCACGTCAAGGCCGCGATTCTGAGCTTCGGCCAGCAGATCGGCCTTCGTCTCGGAGGCGTAGTCCTTCGCCTCTGCCTCGCCGCCCAGCAGATCGCGCTCCAAGTCCGTGCGCTGTGGTGCGCCCGGGAATTGCGTCCCGAGTTCGTCGGCGGTGAGCACGCCTTCGTAGCCCTTGCCGTAGCTCTCATCGATTGCGGCAGGATGGTCTTCCGGCAAATTTTCCGGATTGAAGGGGTGCTGATCGAGCGGCAGCAGCCGCCCCGCCGAAGTGATCGGGTTGGGTGAGCCGTACCCGGGCGGGCCGACGACCACCGGAGTCATGTCCATGTACTGCTCCTCCTCGCTCATCCCTGAGACTTTCAGCGCCGACTGGGCCGACTCGACAAGTGCTCCCTGCTCTTCGAGCGCGTCGAAATCAGTCCACTTGCCGTCTGAAATTGCTTCGTCCTGCGGCATGATCTCGGCATCTTCCTCGACCAGTCCGGCCTCGGCGCGGGAAGTCGGATGCTTCTTGCTGGCTTTGACTTCTGTGTCGTTCGTTGCCAAGTTATTTCACTCCTTTCTACCGCGCCGACCGCACGCGAATGCGTGAGGTTTGCAGTCCGGCCTTGAGTTCGCGCTTGGCTCCGCGAGGACGCTCGGTCGAAGCCAGTGCCGGGGGATTGTCCTCCATCTCCGACACCTGCTCCTTGAGCGACTCGTCGCGGTCGATGAAATTGTTGACCATCTCGGAGATGGTCTTGATGTCCTTGTCGTCGTCGCCGGTTGCCTTGAAATCCCGAACGTCCTCCATCTCGGAGACGATCAGGCGCTGGACGAGCGAGCGAGTGCCCGCGTCCTTGAATTTCTTGTCGAGCACGGACGCGAGGATCGTGTCACGAACCGACTTGCCCGCATCCTTGATCGCCGTGAGTGCCCGCGAGAGCACGGTCACGTCGTCCACATCGTCTCCGAGATCGAGAACGCTGCGGAATTTCGGAATCAGATCGGTGACGGGCTTCTCCGCCTCCGCCTCTGTCTCCATCTCGCTGACCTTCACTTCGAGCGGCTTGCGAGCGTTGGCCTCGATGCTCTCCACGAGCGGGAGGTTGTGCGCCCGAAGCTCGTTCTCCTGAAGGGCAGAAATTTCCTCTGGCTTCAAATCCGTTCCTCCTTCCTCCATCTCACTCGTGAGTCCGCCGACCAGACGTGCAGACATCCCGGCCGTACGAGGACGGGCCAGGTCGATTGACTCGATGACGAACTGCTTGACCTTGATGCCTTTCTGAAATTTCTCGGCAGAAATCTTGCCACGCCAAGAAACGGTCTTGACCAGGCGGCGCTTCAGGTAGTCCCGGCCTTTCGTGTTCGGCAGGACGTACGCCTTTACCAGCAGCTTCGCTCGGTCACCGGCAGTAACTGCCTTCGCGCCCAACCACTGAAGCTGAATTTCAGGAAAGAGGTACGGATCGTCCTCGGGCCGGATGTGGCCCATGTAGCCGACGATAGGCTCCTGCGAGTTGTTGATCTGCTCGGCCACGTCGTTGAAAAGTTCCGGCCCCCAGTAGCGCTGCGAGCGCGACCAGCCGGACTCGATCACGAACGTGGCGAAGCGAGGATCGTCGTCGCCTTCGGTCACCTGCTCGACAACGGAGCGCTGAAGAGTGACGCCGCTGTACGGGTCACTCGTCATCTCCATCGCGAAGGGGTCGAACTGTTCTGTAATTTCCTCGAAGTCCATCAGGTTCTTCTTTTCAGAGTCTTCCCGCCGGTTTTCATCTGGTTGGTCTGCCGGATGACCTTCTGGTGGCCCGCGTTCGGATTCGCCTGCGGCGGCTTCGGAGTGCCGTCGAGCTTCTGCACGGAGCCGGGTGCCTTCGACGGGTCGTAGCGCGGGTTCGGGTTGTTCGTGAGTTGGCTCTCGACTGGACTGAAATTGTTGCTCGTCGTGCTGCCGAAAACGAACGGCACGAACAGACGGCGAACCTTCGCCTTGGCCTTCGTCGTCTTGCGCGTCAACTGGCTTTCGTCGTGCCAGCTTCCGGCCTTCTGGTTCGCGTACGCCCCCTTCGGCGTCTTCGGGGACAGGATGTTCTTCGCTCTGAGAATTCTCGTCAACGCGGGAACCTCACTTTCCCTGCCGGACTGTGGAAGATCTTCGTGTCCTTGTTGTTGTAGAGGAGTTTTCCTTTCAGCGTCCGGTGATTCACCGGCCAGTTCACGATTTTCACTTTGTCTTCCTGCCTCCCTTCTGCTTCTTGACGGTGCCCCGACGCTTGCCGCCCTTGACGAACTGATTCTTCCTGAACGACGGCGGCAATTTCCCTTTTGCCATCTCAGCCTCGCAGCAGGCGCATCCCGCGCATCGAGGAAACCGACGCGAACGTGCCGATGGTCTTCCAGCTTTGCGTCTTCAGCCGCTCACGCCGGACAAGCCTTGTGATGTTCTGAAATTTCCTCATCTCTTCTTTCTACGAGTCGAGCGCTTGCGGCTGCTCGCCTTCCGTGAGGAAGACCGCCGCCGCTTCATCTTCGAGAGAGTGAGGGCCAGCCTCGCACGGCGGCCCGTCTTTCCGCCCTTCTTGGCCGCTGCCCGCAATTTCCTTTTCGGGATCGGACGGCCCTTCTTCGCGCCTAGCTGTCTACGCAGCGCTCCCTTGTTCTTGCTCGTCGCCTTCTGGATCCATCTCTTGGCCATCTAGAGCTTCTTCCTCCGCTTCCTCGCACGGCCAAAAGCCTTCGAAAGTTTTTCTGTTGATCCAGTCGCACGCGGCCGGAATTTCCTCTTCATCTTGATCTTCTTGCGCCTGCCAGTCCGGGGTGTCATCGGGCGGACTCTCATTGCTGTGACACCGGAACGGCTGCGCTGTTCGGCTGCTGGTCAGGCTGGACTGGGGCCGGAAGGGACAAATTATCTTTGGCATCAAGAGCCTCCTGCTGCGTGGACTTCATTGCCGGGAGGAACTGCTTGATCATACGCCTATATGTCTCGTCCGAGATTTCGCCCCTTGCAACCGCCACTTCAAGCCCCATTACAAGCTGCTGGAACGCCTGAGTCTCCACGACCAAATCGTCCGGGCGGACGATCTCCCAACTGAGCTTCGCCCTGACCGGGATCAACTCGTTGGCCGCCATGATCATCTTCAGAAGATCCTGGACTGCGCTCGTGAACATACGACGCTTGCGCTCGATTTTTTTCAAGAACGGAACGGTCTGCGCATTGCGGTCGGAGTTCGCAGTGCCTCCGGTCACGCGCATGAACGCCCACTCCGGTGTCTGCGATGCAACGCACACACAGTCGATCAGAAATTCCAGGAGTGAAGTCGTGTCGCCCAGCACGGAGCGAGCTTCGAGGAACGCCATCTCGTCGCCCACCTGCAAGAACAGAATTTCACGACCACGCCAGGAAATCTCCGAGTGCGGAAGAATTGCACCCGTGTCCTGGTCAACTGCCTCCGGGAAGTTGTTCTTGATGAACGGCGCGACATCCTGCAATTTCAGAACGACCTTGGGGGTCGAGTGGTACTTGTGCGCTTGCAGGCCCTGGGAGAGCACGTCGTTGATCGCCTTCATGAACGGCAACGGCGTCTCAAGGTCTGACTGCCCGCCCTGAAGCGATGCATCCCACTCGTTGAAAACTTCCAGGAGCGGGACGAAGCCCCAGCGATTGGGAGCGGCCATGTCATCCAGCCACGAATCCGTCGTCTGATCGAAGAACGAGTAGCGCTCACGATCTATAATTTCAAGAACGTCGTGCTCCTCGGTCGTAGGATCCACTCCTTGGGTGACAGATCCTGGATTCGTGACGAACAGCATCTTGTGCCGGATCACCGCACGCTCGATGATCCTTTTATTTCTCAAGTTGCGCTCGACATCGCATGTCTCGGGAGCGATCAATTCCAGCGCACCGTGCTCCGCCTCGTCGAGCGTCATCAGGGGATCGAGAATGTCCGGTCGTTGCAGCCGGACGATCACCTTCGAGTCGCGAAGCGAGTCCCGGAACATCTGCTGAATCTGATCGATCCAGAAATTATTCAGGCACTCGTTGAGAAAATCGTTGGTGCTCTCGTTCTCCGTGTTCGCAATCGGGAGGCCCATGAACCCGACCTGAAGGTCGATGATCGGCTTTGCGAACCCGGTGCCGAGGCAATTTTCACCTTCGTTCCGGTAAAGCTGCCTCGTGTAGTCGTAGTTGACGGTCGTGTTGAGCGCGAACGGCTGTGTGGTCGGCCAGAAGCGAATCCCGAAAAGTCGTCCCCAGGTGCGGATCGAGGACGAACCCCAACGCAGCGGGAAGAGCGACCGGGTGACATCCCCGATCTGCTCGCCCACCGAGTGGAGAATTTCAGGAATCGGCCGCATCGCCTAGGATTCCTTCGAGTTGCTCGACCAATTGCGCCGCCTGCTCCTGTACCTCGGGAGAAGCCGTGCGCAATTTTTCCACGAGTCCGTCGTCGGTGATCGTCGTCCGCTCCTCGTTGATCTGATGGCGCTCCTGGCGGCTGGCCTTGGAAAGACCTGCCCGGTCGAGAATTTCACCGGCAGCCTGAAGGATCAGCTTGTCGTCGTCGGACATCCGCATCACGTCCACGATTGCCTGGACTGCCTCGACCATGTAGCCGTGCAGGAGATCGAGCGCCGCCTGTGGGAGGACGCCGCGCATGTAGACGAGCCGCTCTGCGACATCGGGATCGTCCAGCATCTCAGTGACTTGGCCGAATGAAATTCCGACCGTCCTCGCGATCTGCGCCTTCGAGTAGCCGGACAATTTCAGAATGATCACCATGTCCTGAACGTGACCGACCTCACCCGGCAGCAATTTCCGGCGACGCTTGGTATCGACCTTGTAGCGCCTGCGCACGCGATTCAGATCGACCACCTGCTCGTTGGCGCGGCGCTCTTCCGGAATGGAATATTTCCTACGTACTGGCAATGAGGCTCCTGTTCATCGCGGTTGCAAGACCGGCAGGGATGGAAAGCTGTGGGGCACGAATCGCGGCTACGGTCGCGAACATCCCCGCGTGGTGCCAGTGGTCTGCGTTGCGGTTCTTCTTCCAGTGCGCAACGACGGTGCCACGGGTATTTTCCTCTTCGACCCTGACCATCTGGCAAAGCTGGTGGTAGAGGCCGTTGTACGGCTTCCCCGGCATGTGCTCGCCAAGCTCCCTCGCCTCGGGCGGGAAGACGACGATCCCGTTGATCATGTCCTTGATGAAATTGTCGAGAGCCATCGTCTTGTCGATGGTCACGTATCCCGGCTCCCCGTAGCGGAGAGTGCTGAAATTTGCTACCTCGTGCGCTTGCGGCCGGTCTTCGGAGAAGCCGATCCAGAGCTTGCCGTGGTATTTCAGCGCCAAGTCGTACGCCTTCGACTTCTCCGGGTGAGCATCGATCACTCCGACCCATCCGGCAAGCGAGGAGAGGAAATTGTCGAGATCGCCCCAGTTCCTGAACAATTTCAGATTCCAGAGCATCTTCCTCTTGGCATTGTCGAAATGCCAGCACCAGCAGTGGATGATCGTTCCCACGTCGATCCCGATGCTGAGCGAGGAGTTTGGCAGCCCGCCGGACACGTATCCGGGCCTGCGGCACTTGTCCAGTAGCTCCGGTGTAATTCTGTCCCCTGCGGCCGTGTAGGCCCTCCCCATGTTCTGGTTCCAGAAGGAACGCAAATTCCTCACGTCGCGCTGGCCTTTGAAATAATCGACCATGATCTCGCGCGTGGTCTGGGTGGGGGAGTTCAACTGCGAGATGTGGTAGCCGCGAATGCGCCCGTCCAGACGGAAAGGAGTCCAGCGGCCCTTCTCGTTCAATGGGCCGCGCTCACTGTCCTTTAGCTCGCGCTTGCAGTAGGCGCACTCGATCACGCACTCGTCGGCGTTGTCCCCGACTTTCACATTCGAGTAGTCGAAGAAGGGGTCATCGAAATTCAGAACCTGAAATCTTCCGCA